CTGCGTGAAGGAATGAGAATTGACACACGTGGAATGGCAGATATAGTGTCACAGACATGGAAATAGAGATGGAGCAAGGCAATGGCGCGAAGGAAAAGCACTCCTGATGGCACAGAAAGTGATCTGATCGAGACTGATCGCAATGGCCACCATGATATAGGTCAGGCCGAGACGGAAAGCGGACATGGGCCTGGTGTCGCTGACTATTCTAAAAATAAAGAATACGTCGCTGCCCAGGCCGGAACCGATGTAGGCGTCGCTGATGATGCTGCGGATGATGCGCAATCAGCCGCAAACCTAGTCGGACAGAGCGACCGATTGGCGATCAAGCGGGCGAATTTCAAGCGCCTCTGCGACAAGCGCGTAACAAAAATACTGACAGCACTGGACGTACTGAAAAACCTCGCCAACACTAACACCTACGACTGGACGCAAGACCAGCACAACAAGATTTTCGATCGCATCGAAAATGTTGTTACGGATGTGCGCCTAGTTTTCGAGAACGCAAAAAAAACTAAGGTGCGCGACAAGAGCCAACTCAGATTCGACGTGTGATGGTACTTAAATTACCAAATCCACCACCTGACGACGGAACGCGATCTGAGTTCGTAGCGTACATGAAAGGGTTTGCAACAGCTATTGCAGGCATCAAGTAGGCATACCCTAATTTTGAGACTTACGATATAATGAAAACCGCAATCTATGCAGCGACGGAATTGTATCCTCCATTTGAAAAAACTCCACCTCCGGTAAAAACCAGTGGAGATGGACGCGAACTGACGGATTAGTAATGTCAGAGAATTAACCTAATGGTTTCTGTTAGGTTTTTATAACATGATGGATTTAATTTAGGCATGGTTATTACGTAGTATAACCTATGTCCGAAGCATGGAACAGTTTTATGGCAGTAACCCTTTATTTCTATTGGTGGCCTTTTACAGTCTATCTCGCGCTTGTGACGGCCCTTGATGATGTGCTGGTTGCTCACGAGTTTTTTCCTCGAAATATTTTCAGGAATGCAGTGATGTGTCGATCAGCGCGTTTTTCACGTCATCCGGATAAGGTTCGCGTAATTGCAATCCGTGATCGTTGGGCTTGTTGATGCCCATCATAAGGCGGGCTTGAGTGATGCCGTGCATCTGCCCTTCCCGGCCAATCACAGCAAGCAAGAGCTGTCGCGCCTCATGGAGGCGCCTATCATCGGTTTCACCGAGCCATAAAAATCCGTAAGCGAGATTGGCAAAATCATTCTGGTTACTCATTTTGAGGTTTCCGTTTGACAGCATTACCTTAATGTGTACCATAACCTCAGTCAGAGGGCAACGTACATGCGCGCCAATCGTATTCTGCGCCAGATGGCTGGGTTAGATTCTTCGCCATACGACAAGCTGATGAAGCGTCACAAGAGAGATATCGCGCGACGCCAGCGTGTCCTTAGCGAAGAAGCGATGTTGCTGGAGATGATCAGCCGGCGGCAGGCTGGAGCTGAGGGAACGGCGCCTATGCCGTTCAAGACGATCCGCGCGGACCTCGAAAAAATGGCGAAGGGTGAACTATGACCGTTGTCAGCCGGAATGAAAAACAAAGAATTCTTAAAGATAAGATAGCAGATGAATTGCGGATATTTCACATCAATTCTTGCTATCCGACGCCAATGGATGAAGAGGTCAACACTGCAGTTAATAAGATTATGAATGCTATTGATGACTCTTATTTTTAAGGAATTGACATGAACGAAGAAGCAATCGAGACAGAGTCGAATTTCAAAAGTTTGGATGTGATTGCCGAACTTGGCTGGCAATCACACATCGCCTGGGAGCGCATTATCGGCGAGCAACCAAAGCCGGATTGGAGCCTTCTTTCTCCAGGCCAAAAGGTCGCCATCGTTGACTCTGTGCGATGGATTATCGAGCACCCGACCTCAAGTGTTGCCGCGCAACACGACGCTTGGCGGGCAAGGATGGCTGGAGACGGTTGGCAGTTAGGAGACAAAGACAACACGACCAAATCGCACCCGAACATGGTGTCGTTCGATGACTTGCTGTTTTCACAGCAGATGAAAGCGCGCCTCTGGCGTCACATCATTTTCGCGGTGTTGGGATGATACGACGCAAATGTCCGTTATGTGGCAAACCACGATCTGAAAAGAGGCTTGATATCCAGGTTACGCCTCTACAGGCGTTGGTTTTCGACATCATCGAGGGTAATCCTGACGGTATAGACTCCTGTTTAGTGCTAGAGAGGTTCCGCCACATCAAGCCGGATACGCACAGGAAAACGATTCACGTCTACGTGTCACAGCTAAACGATTTGTTTGCCGGAACTGGGTACCGGATCAATAAATACCGCAACGACGGAGAACTGTATTGGGTGTATTACTTGGAAAAGCCGCCCGCCGTTGGTTCTGGACCCTCGCGGCAATCGATATAATCCTGGTCGTTGGTTTCGGGCGTTGCGCCATGGCCGAGTGCCTGTCGTCGGCCGCGCAGGTGCGCGCCGCTCACGGCACAACCGCTTGGTCAACGTGGCGTAACGTTAAAGGTAGCAAGTGTTGGATGGTAGGAAAGCATAATCCCCGTGCTGCTGAGCAGAGCCGCCTGCCTCGCACTTCGTCCGTGAGGCCCGGCCGAACAGAGGGCTTAATTCCCGCGACGGGGGCCACCACTCAAAACATCGAAGTTGTGTCAATCAAAACGGTGACCTGCGATGACGACTGCTTGCGCCTGTGGGATTCGTTCAATACATTGGCGTCAATGGATCGGCTGTTGCCGTATCGCGTACGTGCGGCGGTGTGGGATGAGCGATACACGGCATGGCTAAGTCAGCACTAAATTTTGCACCACAGTCAGCGAAGGTTGCTCCGTTTCCGATTGCTAAGTTCAGAAAGTTTCTTTCCTACATAAAAATCATGTCAAAGGACTATGGGCGAGTTTCTTTCAACTTGCTTGGGTCTCAGAAATACATATTAAATGAGATTTGCAGAGGTTTAGACGAAGGTATCACTACTTTCATCATACTAAAGGGTCGCCAACAAGGCTCGACCACCTTGTTCATGGCGATAGATTTTTTCTATGCCCTCAATTATCCAGGATTGCTTGGTACCTTCATATTGCACGAAGAAAAGGCGCTCGGTAAGTGGCGCGCTCTGATTGAAATGATGCTTGAGTCAATGCCGCCGTCGATCAAGGTCAACGGCAAGCGACGAAAATTCAGACCTAACATTGTCAAACACAATCGCGACCTCTTGCTTTTCAGCAATGGCTCAAGTTTCGCATACCTAATCGGAGGCGTTGCTGAGAACAGCGGCGGCGGATTGGGTCGGTCGGGAGCATCTAACTATACTCACGGCACTGAGGTTGCGTTTTACGCCAATCCAGATGACCTCAAAGCGTTCCGTTCGTCTCTTTCTTCAATCTATCCTCACCGTCTACAAATAGAAGAAAGCACTGCCAACGCTTTCAACCATTTCTATGATAGGTGCCAAGATGCCAAGAAGTCAAAAACCGTCCGATTCATCTTCTCCGGATGGTGGCGAGACGAACGAAACGCGTTCCATGTGGATGATACCAGATTCCAAGCATTCGCGCCGAACAATCGCTTGTCGCCTCTGGAGCGAGAGCGAGTTAGAGCAGTACGTCAACAGTACGGTTTTGAAATCAGCCTCCAGCAAATATCTTGGTATCGCTGGAAGCTTGAGGATGAATTCGCCAACGATCAAACAATAATGGATCAAGAGTTTCCGTTTACGGAGGAAGATGCATTTCAATCTACCGGATCAAAATACTTCACCGCTCCGGTTCTGACTCAGATCACCCGTGACGCACACCGGAAACCGTTTCAGACATACAAGTACAAGTTCACTCGCAGATGGGAAGACACAGAAGTCTACAATGTTACCGACCTTCGAGCAGAGTTACGTGTGTGGGAACATTCGTCAAAATTCGGTTACTATGTCGTGGCTTGTGACCCAGCCTTTGGATCTTCGGATCAAGCCGACAATAATTGCATTCAGGTTTGGAGAGCGTTCTCTGAGTGTGTGGTTCAAGTTGCCGAATATTGCACAAGCGAGTTCTCCACGTACCAGACCGCGTGGGCGCTTGCCCATTTGGCTGGATTTTATGGTCAAAAGGATTCACGCGTCATCCTCGAATTGAACGGACCCGGCAAGTCGGTATTCTCAGAGTTGCAGCATGTTCGCGATCGCCTCAACCAGATGTCGCCAACCAGCGACAATTTTGAGCTACGGAACTGCCTCAAGAACATGCGTGATTTCTACTATCAACGCATCGATACGATGAGCGGCGATCTCGCCTACCATATCGTCACGACTGACGACATCAAGCGTATGTTGATGGCGCGCTTCAAAGACGCTGTGGAGCTTGGTAGGATGCATATTAGGTCGCTGCCTTTGATCGAGGAAATGCGCCGGCTCGTGAACAACGAGGGGTCCATCTCGGCGGACGGCGGCGGCAATGATGACCGTGCGGTCACGGCCGCGATGGCGCATGAGTGCTGGCGAAAGTGGTTGCAGCCGATGCTGATCGGGATGAGAATGACGCGCGAGAAGGCGATGGAGATAGACCGGCGCGGCGGAGATCAGCCGATCGACCTGTTGGTATTAAATTACCTCCGAAAATCGAACATTCTTGTACCGGGTCAGTGATGGGAAACACGGCGGAGAAAAACGCAAGGTGAAATCATGACAACAACAATGGCAAATCAATTGAGTGAATTAACACGTGGACTGGTTTCCATCATGGACCGTAATTGGGTTGATAGACACTATCGTACAGGTCAGTATTTATGGTGGCCAGATGGAAAAAGCCCTGTTGTTCATTTTACTGTAGGTGGTATTACTTTGTTTACTAACTATGTAGTATATCCGGTGCGTGAAAGCATGACTCGATGATCTCGCGTGACTGGCGCTGTCTCAACGGAGGTTGCGGGTTTGTTTTCCACAGCTTCGAGAAGGCCAACCCGCCTTGCCCAGAGTGCGGCTGCGTGCGCGTCGATTGGGTTCCCGCTGGCGGGCACATCATGGCTGTCGCCCCACGTATGGATGCGCGCCTGCGTAGCATCGCCGATCAGCACGGCATGACCAACCTCAATTCCCCCTCGCCGTCGCGCCTCAACCGGGCCGCGCCTCGACTCGACGTACCGCCGGTCTCTCCGCATCTCGGGACTGTACACTTCGCCCCAGGGTTCAGCGCTCCGGTGAGCGAGCACGGGCCGATTTGCGTCCCTAGTTCCTCTCAAGTCAACCTTCGTGGTAAGGTGGCGATCGGCGTGGCGCGCGATCCGTCGTCATCCATACCGGGGCCGAGCGCAAACGCCATCGTTGAGGCTAGGCACCGTCCGGATAGGCCGATCAAATGATGATCATCAAAATAACTCGGCCATATTTTCCGATCGTGATTGCGCTGCAGTTGAAATACAACCTAAGCTTTCCGGAGGCTGTTAAGCGGTGCAGGGAAATGATTCGCGATGAAGTTGTTAGATATGAACCGGTAGAAAAATGATCTTCCCGACCGACGAGGACGAACTAGCTAAGCGCGTTACGTACCTCGTCGAGCGCTGCCTTTCGACTCGTGAAGATCGAGACAAAATATACCAGTGGAGGGAAAAATATTATCTTTTCGGAACAAATCGTTATGAAAAGGCTCCGATCAACAAGTTGGAAAGCCATGTGGACCTAGTTAGTTCTTTTTTGTACGCTCCTGATCACGCTTTTTACCATATTTCCGCATCAGCCAACGCCGATGAACTGGAAGTGCAAAAATCCATAGCTTTGCAGGATGATTTCAACGATGATTTCCAATCTTGCGGAATGTCTTCAGCGGTAATGGAATCAATACCATGGTCGATTGTTTACGATACCATGATTCCGAAGGTCGGTTGGAATCGTGACCGTGAGGAATTGTTTTTAGAATTGGTTCCTCCGCACAATTTCGGAGTTTATGACGAAAGTGTATCAGACCTGGATTCACAAAGTTGCTTTTGTCACACGTATTTCATCGAATATCAGAAGGCGGTCGGAAAACTGATACTAGCCGGTCACGTCGACAATATACCTCAAATAAAGGTACAACATTCTTCATCCATGTCGCCGTTCCCGGAAATGCTGCAACGTATGATCATTGCCGGGTCTACCGGGTCAAGCCTATCAGGAACTTTGTTCGGTCAAGTCAATCCTGATTACTCTCCGAATGCTACATATCAGCCCAAAAGTGAGGTTCCGATGGTTCGATGGTCGGAACTATGGGCATGGGATGATACGAACGTGGATTATCGTGTGTTTCATCTGATTGAGCCAAACATACTTGTTGGTGATAGTGCTCGCACCATCGCAGCATACAAAAAGGCCACGCAAAACGTGGTTGATTTGTTCGGCCGACTCGAAAAAATGGGAAAGAAAACATCGGACAGCAATCCGTTCTTTCCAGGAGATCACCCATTTTCCAAAATACAGCCATACGGTAAGTATAACTATTTTTGGGGCAAGGCTCACATAGATACGCTGATTCCATTGCAGGAAAAATTGTTGGTTAGGCTAGATCAGATAGACGATATTCTCGACAGACAAGCCGATCCGGCTAAGGTTGGTTCCGGTTTCATGGGCCTGTCGGAGGAAAAGATGGCCGCTTTCGGCGGCGCCGGAACGTATTTATTCGATCAATTACCGCAGGCCAAAGTCGAGGAAATGAAGCCTGACATGCCAGCCGATCTATTCCACGAATACGAAAAATTCGAGGGCATGTTTCTGGAGGCGTCTGGACTTACAGAAGTGATTTCGGGACGCAGCGAAAAGGGTGTGCGGTCGCATCAGCACTCTCATGACCTCAAAAAGAGCGGGTCCGGGCGGATCAAAAAGGCTGCGTTGTGCATTGAAGACCCGTTGAATAAAATAGGTGACGTGGCTCTTAAGCTTAAAATGGCGCACGACAGCGACAAGATGCGAACTACACCGGATGAGAACGATAAGACTCATGAGTTTCTGCCGTGCGACGTGAAGGACGTGAGGATGCGGGTTGATGGCCACTCGCACAGTCCGTTGTTCGGCGATGAGGCGCGCGAATTGGCGGTCCTCTACCGCAAATTTGGGACGATAGACGACGAGGACTTCATCCGCATGACGAATCCGCCGTCGCGTGACACGTTGCTGCACTCGCTGCGCAAGAGACGCCGGCAGCAAAAGAAGACGCTGGCACAACATCCTGAGTTGGCGGCCAAGATGATTGCGGGCGGTCAGCACGGAGGCAAAAAGAAGTGATGGACATGACATTTATGGGGATTCCCATCGTCTTTGATGAATCTCTGCCTCCGGACACCTTTTATCTCTGCAACGGCAATTTGAGTGCGGATCGTCAACAGGTGTTGGATAGGCTATTGACTGGAATCGTCTCTCAGGGATACCATCGTCCCCGCTCAACCCCCGCCATCGGGCGAGAGCACGAAAGATGAAGACTAGAGAGATGAAGACTAGCGAGACGATCATCAACCGCTTGTTTGGACCAAGCTCTTTCTAGCGGTTAGTGGAAATGCAACGTTTTATCGATCGTTTTTAGGAGAATTTTGCCCGCACCGGGCAGGAAAGAGCAACGGAGAAGAAATCATGACGTACACCGATTCGAACGTCCACAACCGGCGCGGCAGGCGACACAAGCGGCGCGGCCGGCGATAGATTCCAAGGCCTGCCGAGCCCGAAAGAGCATTGCGGTTGGCCCTCAATCGCCAGACTGCTAAGCTCGCCAGGGCGGCGTCCAAGTGGCGCCGCTCTTTTTTTGTGCTAGAAAGGAAAAAGGCTCCAGCAGGGAGAAATCCGCTGGAGCCTTGTACGACACCCGCTCGGTGGGCGGGCCTAGACTTGCGTAGAGTGCGTCTGTTGCGCCGTATCTTCTTGCCCTTTCCTTCGCGAGTATCGCCTTGATAGCTCTCCTCGCGTGGATTGAGATTGGATGTGGAATTGAGTGGTATCGTTGGCCTTGGCGGAGGTGGCGATAGAATTGTGTTAGGTGCTTGACCTAAGTCCATTTGAGTCATACCAATTTGCATGTCTGACATGCTAGATTGGTGATCCATGGCGCTAATGCCCGGCGCGGCTCCCGGCCCACTTCCCGGTGGCGGCCCCCCCGGAATGATGAAGTCCCCGATCGGCGGCCCGAGCGGCCCCGGCGCCTCGCCCATGGTCTCGCCCGGCACGGGCGCGGGGATGCAGGCGCAAGGCAAGCAGCGTGTCTCCAAGGTCATTGATCAGCTTTTGGAGATCGGCGCCGGCTTTCCCAAGGACGGCGGCGAGTGGAACGCCATTTCGAGGGCAATCAGCGCGCTCAACGGGGTGTTCACAGCGGCCAAAAAGGAACCGGAGCCCAAACCCTTGCCTGTACCGCCAACCATGCCCGGCGGTGGCCTAGGCGGCCTTAGCGGTCCGCCATCTGGCATTCCGAGTCCGGGAGGCGGGCCACCTCTTGGAGGGATGCCGCCGGGCGGCCCCCCCCCGATCGCGCCAGAAGCATAGGAAAAGACAGTGACAGACGTGCATCCTGATTTAACCACGCGAAATGCGGAACCGCTGATTCAGTTCTTTGTTTATGCGCATCTCTCGCCAGAGTTGCAGACGATCAGTAAGACGTTCGGGGATATGGCAACCTGGATCGTGGAAACTTTGCCGCGAAATCCGGAGAGAACTACGGCGCTTCGCAAGTTGCTCGAAGCCAAAGACTGCGCTGTTCGCGCTCAACTATTCAAGTAGGAGTCGACGATGGCAGGTGACTTTCTCAAACCCAAAGGCGTTGATCTCGCCAGTCTTGACCGTCGCCTGATGGAGGACGGGCAATTTCGTAATCCGCCGATGTACATGAAGTACGGCGGCGGTTCGTCTGCGTCAAAATTCGAGTTCGACAAGAACAAGATGACGCTACCGAAGGGGCCGCAGGCTGGGCGGAATCCGATCTGATGCGAGTTATCGTGAAGCTGATTGAACAATATCGTTTGTACCGTCGATACGGACTTGGGCCAGGATCGGCGTTGGCTGGCGCGTGCCGCTTCGTCAAAACCTACCATATGGGGCAGCGTGAATGACCGATCGCCCGCTCGCAAAACCGGCCGGCTTAAGTGATGAGGGTCTGTTCAAAGCTCGCACCGAGAAGGTCATGTTTGTCAATCCGCCCGGTTCCGAGCATTACGCGCGCGTCCATTCCTTCGGCCGCGACACCTCGCCTCCAAAGACAATCAGGACCTACGGCAGCAATGGTTGGTCCGGAGATTATGACCGCAAAGACTTGCGCCACCTGCGCGGTTTTGGCGACGGTCTTGCGATTCCAAACAGGCCGGTGAAATGACGGCTCCGCTCGTTCGACTCTCCCCGCAAGATATGGACAGGCTGTCTCGCCTAGCGTTCAATCTGTCTCACAACGAAAAGACGAGATCGCAGTTCGCAAATCTTGTCAAAGAGGTGGACCCAACAACTGCCGGCGCGTTCAAGGATGTGTTTTTAGAGCAAAAGTTCAACGCATTTACGCAGAAATTCGAAAACGAGCGACTTGCCGAGAAAATGGAGCGCGCCCAACAGTCGCGCGAAACTCAGAAAAGCGACGTGATCAAGCGGCGCGGATTCAGCGACGATCAGGTCAAGCAAGTCGAAACTCTGATGACGCATTACGGCGTCAACGATTGGGAAGCCGCGGCCGATATTTACGCGCAGAGAAATCCTCCAGACGATCCGAACATGAAGCCGCCTCCAGAAATCGAGCACGGCGGCGCGACCTGGGAATTCCCGACCGTTCCCGGCAAGGACGGCAAGATGCTGTCGTTCGATGATTTTCGGAAGAATCCGCAGGGCGCATCACGCAACGCAGCGATTCAGGTCATCACAGAGTTTAAGCGCACCCGGTTGCCGGGCGCGTTTCACGCACAATAGGAGTGTGACAAAATGCCGCAGTACGGCTCCGGAATCGTCCCGGCTCAAGGTCCCATAGCCGCAGAATTAACGGCGGTCGTTCGTCGCGCCATCATGCCCCGCGTGTATGTGCAGATTTGGAAAGCGGCGCCGCTGATTTGTGCGCTGTTGTCTGCTGCGCAAGTTGCGAGCGGTGGCCTCTCCCCGATCACCGCGCCAGTGCAGGGCGCTCCGATGGTCTCGGGGCAATGGACCGACTACAGCGGCACATTCCAGCAACCCGGCGCCACCCCTGGAATTCAGAACGCTGAATTCAACTTGAAGGCATTCGTGACTCCGATTCCGTTTCTTGGCTTCGAGGGACTTGTGCAGGTCGATTATGGTGTCGTGCCGCTGATCGATGCTAGGTTTAACGACGCAACAAACGTCAGTATCGATGCTTTCGCGACATCGTTGTTCAACAACATCGCCAACACGCAACAGTTAGTTGGGCTCCCAGGGGCAGTTGACGACGGCACTTTTCTAAACTCCTACGGAGGCATTCCTCGCCTCACAAATACGTTTTGGAAATCGACGTTCGTCAACAACACCGGCAACGTTATTCCTACTCGTAACCTGATGATTCAGTATATCGCACAGGTTACGAAAACGACCGGAGAACTTCCTACAATCGGCATTATGGGAGCCGGATCGTGGGCGTTGCTAGCGGAGGACTTCGTACCGCAAGAGCGGTATACGATCAATCCGTCCGACAAACTTGATTCCGGAAACTTCGTCGGACATTCCTCTTTTCAATCTCTCGACATTGCCGGCATACCGTTTTATGCCGATGTGTATTGCCCAGAGGGAACTATTTACCTCATCAACACGAGTTATCTGAATCTGTTTTTGCATGAAAGGGCGGCTTTTTCGTTCAGCGGATTTGAATCGACTCTCCCGAACAACCAATTCGGCTGGATCAGCGCCATTTTGAGTTTGATGGAGTTGGTCAACGTAAAACCCAAGTGTCACGGCAAGTTCGCCGGTCTTCAATTCCTTCCAATTTGAGATTCTCACATGGCACAGATTCGTGGTGTATTTCCGCTTCCGTCCGGTTCTCCTCAAAACACCCAAGCGCCGCAAGTTGTCACATTGGCGTCAGGTGGAATATATTATCCGCCGTCCGGAGAGTTTTTAGTCACGACAGGTTCTCAGACCGTGCTCGAATGGTGGGACCCCACCAACGCGATTTGGAGAAACTATGCCGGCCCCAATACATGGGAGCAGATTTCAGCTGATGGAACAAACTATCGCTTGGTGAATCTGTCAGGTGTTGTCGTCGGCGGCAACATCACCAACGCAGGTTCCGGCGGTACCAACGGCATCGGCCCGAATCAGACCGGGTCAACGGTCTCTTTTGCAGCGCCAGCGGCCGGCGGTGTGACCGCTACGGCGCAAGGCTATGTCGTCGTCGGCGGAACGGTTCCCGCTCCTACGGTCACGCAAGGCGGTTCCGGATTCCTTGTCCCGCCCGCGATTTGCTGTGATCCTCCCCCGCCCGGCGGCGTGCAGGCAACATTCACGAGTACGATTACGGCGGCTGGCGTGCTGAGTACCGTCGTTCAGTCCAATCCCGGCGCCGGCTATACGTCGATTCCGCAGTTCTACATCATCCCGGAACCGATGTTCTATCAGGGGGCGATCAGGTTCACCGGCGACACGCCGCAGACCGTACCGGCGCCTGGCCTCATCCACCCGAACAACGTTTGGACCGGTTCACCGTATCAGCCCAATATTCAGAGCGGAACCACCGGCGCTCTGCTCACTGGCGTAGCACTGACCGGTTCCGGCACGCTGACCGCGATCGTGATGACGTATTTCGGCAATGGCTATGCCGGCAACACCGTCCCTGCCATCACCTTCGGCGGCACCTCGCTCGGCGCTGCGGCGGCGACAGCGATTATGTCGTTCTGCGCGACCGGCGCGACCATCACCGGCACCGGCGGAACCGCTGCCGTTGTTAACGACCCGGCGATTACCTCGCTCGGCTTGATCGTCGGAACGAACAACAACAACACATTTTTCCCTCGACCGATTCGTGGTTTGATCACTAGCGCTGCAGGTAATATGAGCGTTGAGGACCCCGGCTTCGGCATACAAGGCGGAACTGTTTTCATTAGCGGGGCCGGTACAACAGCTATCACCGCTACGAACACAGGCTTGGGCGGCCGGGTTGACACTTCAATTCTCCAGCCGATGGTGCAGTGATGGTCACCACGCCTTACGGAAAACGCTTAAAATGCGGTCCTCTAATCTTTGAGGGAAACCGCAATGCGTGGTGTTTATTGGTCGGACGTTTGGCCTTACTTTGGGACCGATCTAAAGGATTTGCTGTGATGAAATTCGAACCGAATTTGGTGCAATGATGGATCGACCCCTGATCAAGGATATGACGAGCGCCGATCTGTACGCGCTAGATTTCGCGAAAATGGAGCCGGCCGAGCGGGCCGCGTTCCGTGATGAGCTGCACGAGAAGCCCGGCCATGGGCCGCTGGCCTCCCCGCGCGAGCATCGCATTTATGCGGAGGCGCACGCACGATGGTCGGACTGGATCAAGGATCACCCCGAGGATGACGATCGTGCGGACGGCGTTCTTGAGCCCCGTGGGGAGACGAAGCCGTTGACCGGACGCCCGTCTCCGTCTGGCCAGTCAACGTCTCCAGCATCTTCTCAGCCTCGACCTGACGGCACATCGCCACGGCGGCCCACTGGACAGGGAACCGGCCTTTGACCGATCCGCAAGCCGATCAGCCCGTGGCGGCCGTCACCATGCTTGAGGTGACCAACAATAATGACTTTACCATCAGTGACATGTTCGACGGAGTTCCGGTGAAGTTTGAACCGGGAAAACCGGTAGATTGCACGCCGCAAATTTGCGCGCACCTGTTCGGGTGGCCTGGCGAGATGATTGACCGTGCCCTCCACATGGCGCGGCGGTTCGGCTGGAGCGGCAAGGATTACCTCAGACCAGAGGGACCGGCCGACGACGTTCCGCGCTATCACAAGCTGGCGGAAAAGATAGTGATTACACCGGTTTATTACGATTTGGTGAAGCGCAATCCGAACGATCCAATACCTGTTGATCTGGGGGATGAGGAATCCGACAGGCCGGTGGTCACGGCCCCGGCTGACCTCACGAAGTCCGGCCGCAAGCGACGAAACAAGGCCCCGGTGAAGCGCGGGCGGGCCAGCGCTGGCGATCGCGAAGGAGTGCGACTCGGGTCGCGCTAAGACGTGGAGCCAAATTTACGTGCAAATCTCCACATTTCCATTTCGCAACTGGAAGATAGGCACACTCCGTTAGCCATAGCGCGGTGCGTTGAGCGTTTTTTGCATCCGCAGTGACAATTGCGACGACTCCTAGATTTACCAATCGGTTCAACGTAAACTCCATGATGTAAGGCTGAGCCCCATTGACCGTATTTGTCATCAAAGTGGTGCTTCATGTTGCTCTCCGACTACATCGCCGACGTTCAGGAAATCATCCACGACTCTACCGCGAGTTGCTGGCCTCTGTCGCGTGTGATTTCCCGGATCAACGACGCGCGCCTGGACGCGGCGCGGGATATGTGGTGCGTGCGGCAAAACGTCACCGGCGTGCAGCTGTTGCCGGGTGTGGAGATTTACGGTCTTAACGGGGCCGTGGTTGGCGCTACGGTCACTGCGGGCGGTTCTAACTACGGGACCGGCGCAACCGTCCCGGTGACGTTCTCAGCGGCCCCGGCGGGCGGGGTAACGGCACTCGGGGTTGGCAACCTTCTGTCCGGCTCGCTTACGTCAATAACCCTGACCCGATGGGGACAGGGTTACACCGGAGTCCCGACGATCACGGTCGGCGGCGTCGGTTCTGGAGCCGCCGCAACCGCTGTGCCGTTGTTCCAATCAAATCCGCTCTCGACAACGATCGGCAATCCGCTGGCCGTGATGCCGCTGTCGTTTACGTGGAACGGGCGGCGGCAGTCTATGAGCTATCTGGATTTCACGCTATTCCAAGCGTATCCGCGCATGTGGAACGTGATAGGATTCCAAGGGCCGCCAAATGTTTTCACGCATCACCAGCAAGGGCAGCAAATCTATATTCAACGTCCACCCGATCAAGTTTACCTCGCTGAGTTCGATACCATTTTCATGCCGGCCCCACTCGTTGCGACTACCGACGTTGACACGCAGATAATCGACCCATGGGCGCGTGCGGTGCAATGGAAGGCCGCGTCTTTGTTGCTGTACAAGCACCAAAACTTCGCGCAAGCGCAACAGTTGGAAGTTAAATACGATACTTTGGTTCCTCGCATCATCACGACGGCGGGAGGTATTAGATTTCCAAACCCGTATCACATAACGCTGCAACGTCGCGTCGCCAGGGCCGTGGGGTGATCTGTGGCCCTCGCACCTGCAACTGTATCCCAAATCGGTAATTCTCAGTTCGTCATTTTCGACGCGTTCGAAAAGATGAACACGAAGGTTGCTCGGCAGAACCTTCCGGCGAATCAATCCTCATGGATGGAAAATCTGCAACCGATCGCGGCCAACGATTTACAGGCGGTTCCGGGAGCAGCGGCGTCGATCGCGACATTGGCGGGAAAAACGGTTGCGAGAGAGTTCCCGGCGAACATCGGCGCAGTCGATTACGTAATCCAGTTCAATACTGACGGATCATGCATTGCTGTCAATGCCAACACCGGAGCGCAGACCACGGTCGCGGCAGCGGCAACGTTCTCGACAACCCCGGACATGACGGTATTCGGTTCGCAGCGTATCCTGATCATGGACCCTACCAAGGGGTACGCTACATGGGACGGGACGTTATTCGTAGGGTCCGGCGGGATTTCACCAAATATTGTGGTGACGAACGGCGGTAGTGGATATTCAGCCGCCCCCGCTGTGAGCTTCACGGGAGGGGCCGGTGGCAATGCCGGCGGCGCGACGGCGACGGCGGTCATGGGTGGCTCCGGCTCGGCGCAGTTCGTCGCATCGGTAACTCTGACAAATCCGGGGACAGGCAACGCTGCCGGTGCGGCGATCACGGTTGTATTTACGGGCGCTAACACAACGCCTGCAACGGCTACCGTTGTTGTGTGGCCGCAGGTAAAGGGCAACACCATTGACGTGTTTGCCGGCCGGGTGTGGTGGGCTTCTGCCAATTCTTCCGGGCAGTTTCGCGTTCTCAACTTCACCGGCACCGCGGGGTTTGACGATACAAATCCGGCGAATGCGGCCGGCTCCACGACGATCGCAGATCGGGACCTCGTGCATGGCATTACTGCCATCAGGGCGATGAACAACTTCCTTTATATCTTCGGCGATCAGAGCATCAAGCAAATCGGTTCTATTACTGTTTCATCGTCAATTACGCTGTTCACGATTATCACGCTTGCGTCCGACATCGGAACATCGTTCTTGATGACAATCCAAAGCTATAATCGTTTGGTGTTGTTCGCCAACAAGCAAGGCGTTTACGGTGTTTTTGGCGCGACAGTTCAGAAGATCAGCGATGATCTTGACGGTATTTTCCAGTTGACTGATTTCTCGCAACCTCCGTCATCTGCCCTAAACGACCTCAACAACATCCATTGCTATGTGATGTTGCTCAAGTACCTTGACCCGGTTGTTGGTTCACGGTCTATATTAGTTATCTATCAGCAAAATAAATGGTTCGTGGTTTCGCAAGGTTCGTTGCTGGCCATTTGCTCTGTCGCGCTCGCCTCCACGACACAGGTAGAGACGTTCGGATCAAGCGGTAGCGACGTAACGCAGTTGCTCCAGAACAAGGCGGTTTCTGTTCCGGTCAAGTTGATTACGTCTCTCACGCCGAACGGCAACATTGTGACGGCGAAAAAATTGATTCGATCCGGAATTGCGGTAACGACACAGACCGCTCAATTTCTCACGATGACAGTTGATACTGAGAACGGCAGTAATAGTTATCAGTTCTCCGCCGCGTCCATCGTCAATTGGGTCAACAACCTTGGTCAGATCGTCCAATTCCAAAACAATTCTCTGCAAAACGTAAATTTCATAACAGGCGGCTTCCGCTTCCCGAAAACGAGCACTGAGGGATACGGCAAATTCATCGGCAACACGGTCACCGGAACCGTGATGAATTTGGCCATAAACGCGATCGTTAATGAATACAATGATGAAGATTTGTGGGGAGAACTGCCATGACTACGTTGATTCAACCGATTGGAGCTGGAATCGCCCTCACCACGGCCTCGATACAGGTGATCGGGCAGAATGCTACGCGACAGGCGTTGTGGTTCCACAATCGGGGCACGGTCAACAACATCGAAATTGCTCCGGCTCCGTTTGTGGCCGGAAACGCAGGGTCGATAGTGCTGTTTCCCGGCGCGATGGTTCAGTTCAATTTCCCGCAAGCGGCAACGTGCGCCTGGAATGCGCACATGGTCACCGGCACGGGTGATATTTCGATCTTGGAGTGGCCGGCATGAAGAGATTTCTACTAGCCTCAACGGCGTTGGCGTTTTTTGGATTTACGGATCACGCGTTCGCTCAAGGTTGCTGGCCGTCGAATCCGAATTGCATCGTTCCAACGGCGCCGGCTGGCACGAATGATGGTCGTGCCGCATCAACAGCATTTGTTCAAAACATCCCTTCCGCTCAATTATTCAACGTAACGAGGTCACCATTTAACGCCGACCCTACAGGGGTCAACGCCAATTTTGGAGCAGCCTTTAACGCCGCAATGACGGCCTGTCGAGCCGGTGGACCTCTTGGGATTGCCAATAACGGTACGGTATTCATTCCGCCTGGTTTTTATAAGATCGGCGCGACAGGTTTAGTCTGGTCGCCAGGTTGCAGCATATGGGCTGATCCTGATGCCTATATCCAGGCCAACGTCTCTCTTACTACGATGCTCAGGGGCAACGTCGGCCTATCAAATTCCCTTATCGACCTGTCGCTGATCGGCGGACAATGGGATTGCAATGCCAACGTCACCGATTCCGGTTTTGCACTCCCCGACTTTCAGGGAATTCATCTTCGCGATTTCCGGATGTATGGATGCAACGGACACACCGGTAATGGATCGATCGGTGGATTCATTCGTCTCGGAGCGGCAAGTACCGCCAACTCGCTGGAAATCCACATCACGAACTGCACTCTACGCAATTACATTAGCGTTGTACCAACAGTTGTCAGCGGCAACTACGGAATTTTCACTGACCCCAACAGCGTCGTAGGCGCGGCAGATTCTCGGTTTGAAGGTTGCGAAATCGTCGGTACAAGTATTGGAATTCAAGGGAATTACTTTGATGGCATCTTTGACAGGATGCACGTTTATAACGGCATTACCCAAGGTGGATTGCAAAACGGGCTTCAGCTTACATCTGGCCAGATTCGCCTTATCGGAAACGAGGTAGAGGGGCCGATTGCGAGCGGTAGGGCCGCCTATGATCTTTCCGGCACCGCTACCGCTCCTTACACCATGCTCGGCAATGCGTACTTTGAGCAGACCAACAACAACATTTCAAACGGGGTGAATCTCGCCGCCGGCGTCGCCCTTTTCAGTTACGGAAATCATTGGATCGGGACTAGCGGCCATACCATATTGACTGACTATACCGGCACCTTGACCGGGCTCAATGTCCTGGGCGATTACTCGCAATTCACAACTAACGTGGTTGGCGGAGCGTGGAAAGCTTACACGCCAGGGTTGGCGTGCGGGTCTGCGACTTTCACGGTCAATTCGGCTAAAGCCAACACGAGCTTGCAAAAGACAACGACTGCTCAACTTGATTTCACAATTGCAACATTAGGTACTTGTACGTCTGTGTTCTTCTTTTCTCTCCCAAATACAGCGAATTCGGGTGGTGGCTTAGTTGGGCGCGATTCGGTGAGCACAGGCGGGAATATAACTTGTTTTATTGGGACAGGAACGGCGACTGGCTCTTGTTCTTCTAGCAGCCCCTTGACCGGCACATCGAGAGTAATCTTGAGTGGCGTTTATGAAAACCAATAATGAGCACGGAATTCACTCTCAACACATTCGCATTTGGAGACGCCGCCGGGAACGGTGAGTGGCTCGTAGGGCATTTCCGCAACCATTTGCAATACAATGCCAAACTGTCCGCTGGCGCGAATCCGATCGTTCTCCCAGAGTTCCCCATTCTCACCGTCGAGGGCGGAAAGATCGGCCGTAGATCATGGCTGGAGCAGCACGCTAACTGGCACCAATTGTTGCGGCCTCTCGCGAACGTAACCGGGATAGATTTGGCGGAAGTCGATATGGACAATGAGGCGGATTTTTACGCCTGGATGGACGCGCACAATTCGGAACATGCCTTGTTAGATCGGGTGTTCAATGTTGCTTAAGACCACCACTGATTTGGAGTTTGTGACATACGGGAAAGAGTTATTCCCGATTCCTAAAAGCGAATTCAAGACGCTGTTTCACGACCACGGCATGGAGGTTCGCGGCAAGCCGTTTGATCTTGATTTCAAGCGGTACCAGATCATCGAGTTGGAAAAACGACTCGTGTGGATCGTTGCGCGCGACAAGACCAATCAGCCGATCGGCTATGCCTGTTCGTTCTGGTATCGCGACCTGCATTTCAACGAGCGCGTGGCGACGGATGATCTTTGGTTCGTGCGCAAGGATTTTCGCGATCGCGGCGTCGGGGAAAAGCTCAAGATCATGTGCCACGACGAACTGAAAAAGCAAGGCGTTGTCCGTGTTTACGACACGATTCGCAGCGCGTACAATCACCCTGGTTTGATGGATGATCTTGGATTTGAGCCGTGGGGACTTAGATGGAAAAAGACACTTTGATTCTTACAAAAGATCAAAATGATGCTTTGCAGGTTGTAGCTAAGGCATTCGGTTGGGATAGAATGTCATTGGATCAAATACGCTTGTTGGCTTGGTCAGCTTTTCACTATTACGTTCAGAGGCTAAGATGAACGGTGGAGACTGGATAATTTTGTTATATGTGGCGATCTTTGTGGTCTTTTCTATAGATCACCGACTTGTCTGCGGAAGGTGGTTATAAATCATGACTAACGACTTCCCACGCTGGGTGTGGAGACTCATCCGCAACGCCAACTTTGGCGACGGCGGCGGTGGTGATGGGGGAGGCGGCGACGGCGGTGGTTCAAGCGGCGACGGCTCTGGTGGTGGGGAATCCGGCGGCGACGGGGGTGGCACTGGTGGCTCATCCGGGGATGGCGGGGAATCCGGCGGTACGTCTGGCGAATCTGGAGGGGTTAGCGGAGATGGTGGCGCGGGCGGGTCAACCGGCGGCGAGGGCGGCAGCACGACGGGTGAGGGTAGCACTGCCGGGGCGGGAAGCGAAGGCGGCGCCACTGGCGCTGGCGATCAGAGTGGCAGCGGCGGTTTTGGCTCTGGCGCGACGGATGCGGGCAGCGCGGCCGGAGGGGTAACCGGGGAAGCCGCTACTGGCATCGGCACCGATGCCGGGCTTAGTGGTGTGTCCGGAGCCGGCCCGATGGGCGGTGGGGATGCGTTCGGGGGCGCAGCACAGGCGAGCAGCGGCTTTACGGGAGGGGCTAGCTGGGGCGGAGGCGCACCTGGAGCCTCGCTCGGAGGTTTTGGTGACGCGCCCGACAGCGGCGTAATAGGTGATACGCCCGGCACCTTTGGTGCCGATCCGAGTGGCGTGGTTGGGCCGGGAGCATTCGAAGACATCGGCGGCCCTGGATTTTTCAGCACGACAGGCGGACCGATAGGTGTGGGTGCACCGGAACCCGGCCCGCTTACGGCGGGCTTTCCTGATACCCCGGCGAGCATCGTCAACAACGCTTTTGTTGATTTGGGCGCGCCCGCAACAGCGCCGCCGGGTGGACTTTTTCCCGGGGCTGCCACTCCTGACGCAGCGCCGGTAACAACAATTTCGGTAACTGGCGCTCCAGCCCCAGTTGCCGCGCCTACTGTTGGTGTTCCAACCGATCAGGTCACCGGCATTCCCGCAACTGAAGCTTTCATCGGCAATCCGCCCGATACCGCCGCCCCCCCGGGCCACCCGACTGACATCAGCCCCGGACCCGGCGTCACCTCACCCGGCCCCGTAGAGACGCCGAGCACGCCTGGCATACCATCCACGACCGATACAGGCATAGGAACCGTGCCATCTGACCCCGGTTCGGTCGCTGGATTGGGTGGCGGCGACTTGCTCTCGCATGGAATATTAGACGGCGGCGGCCCGCTCGGTAACATTCTCGGCCCCGGCGCTGCGGGGCAACACGGCGGCGTGTTGGAAGCAACCGGCGAGGTGGTTCCGATCGGCGCCTCCGACTTGATGGGGGGTGGCCAAGCCATGTCCTCAGAGCAGATCGTTGCGTTCAGCAATGCTCAAACGGCCTTGCTCTCTCAATGGGCACAGGTCATACCAGAGACGGACCCGCGATGGCCGCAAGTTGTGGCGCTCGTGAATCAACAGGCGATGCAGCAAGTGAGCGGGCAACCAGCATTGGCGGCGTAATGGGCAAAATAACAGCGCTAGAGGTCGCTCGCGTAGTCAAAAAACTCACATTCAAGCAATGTGCGGAACTATGCCACGTCAGCGTAAGCACTTATCGTCGATGGGAAAAAAACAATAGATGGCCGAAAGGAACATTACAAAAACTTGATCCTGAATATGAAACGGAAGAATGCGTTAAGGAGTGCGAATATTGAATCTATCTCGAAGAAATTTTTTTGGGCCATCTGTCGTTGACGGTAAATTATTCTTCACGTTGTTGGATGGCTCTGTTGTTTCCTGCGAATGCATAGGAGAGCCGCACGCAACTGATATTTGCGAAACCTACGGCAAGTTTTTGTCGGCATTAAAAAACGCGCGGAATATATTGAAAGATGAAGGATTTGTTTACGCTGACGAGATCGAAAAACTGCTAATGGAAGTATAAAGTGAGTGTTCTTACTGATTTCTTTGAGGGAAACTGGTCCAACCTTGGGACTGACTTCAGTCACGCCCCGTCGTCTTTCCTCGCCCATCCACAGGAGCAACTTGAACTTGGCCTAGGTTTAGGGGCGATTGCAGCCCCCTTCGTGCTGCCGGAAATTGGCGCGGCGCTTGGCGGCGCCGAGTTGGCCGGCGGCCTTGGGGCGGACGCGGCTTTTGCTGGAGCGGAACTCGCACCCGGCGTCGGCATTGGCTTCGACGCGGCCGGCGGATTGATCGGGGGCGACGCTCTGGCGCTTGGCGGCGCCGATCTTGCCGGTGGCGCGCTTTCGTTCGCTCCGGAGTTGGGAGCCGACGCCCTGTCGTTCGCTCCTTCGGCTTTCGATATCACCGGGGCCGGGCTCGGGTCCGATGTCCTGAGCGCCCCAGGCATTGCCAACTTTGACACTTTCGGCGCCGGGGCGGCGGACATCAGCGGCACCTCTGCCGGTATTACGGGTGCGGACGCCGGCTTTGCCGCGCCGTCTGCGTCTAGTGGCGCTGGAGTGGCGCCGACCGGGGCTGGCGCTACTACAGGCACCGCGGCGCCATCGTTTACCCAGGGCGAAGAATGGGCTGGTTTGACTGGCGCCGGCCCGAATGCCGCAGGCGGTGGAGGCGGCATTGTCAATACATTGGGCGGATGGGGCAACATCGGCAAATGGGCGCTAGCGGGCGCACCGCTAGCGCTCGCGTTGGGCATGGGACCGGCACAACTACCATCGTCGGCGCAACAGTTGCAGGGGCAGGCGACAGCGCTGTCACAGCAAGGGCAGGCGGACCTAGCCAGCGCGCGGGCCGGCAACCTCAACGCAGGCCAGACTGCAGTTCTCGGGCAGATGAAGCAAGACCTGACCAATAAGTGGCGGCAAGCGCTCTTTGATCAGGGTGTGCAGGACCCGACGAAGGATACCCGTTGGCCGCAAATCGAAGCTGTGATCGATTCGCAGGTGACTCAGCAAACCGCAACGATGATTCAACAGAATATGACCAACGCACTTGCTGAGACCGGGCAAGCGTCGGCAGCATTGAACTCGATTGCTCAGATGCAGTTGAGTTCTGACCAGCAATTCACGAACAATTTGATCAATGCCACGAAGTCGCTTGGCCTTGCTGCTGGTCTGTCGAGCGGTGCAAAGATCACGATCGGGGCATGACATGAACCAACTTAATGAACGTATGCTTGCGGTTGATATTCCAAGACGAATGCAACGATTGCCGATATCTCCAACAGGATTTCCGGTGCCGTGGTTTGTGGCATGGTTCGAAAACGGAGAGCCCTGCGAAAGCGGTAGGGGAACGCCAGACTTTCGCGTCATCGACACGCCAAAGATCAACATCGCCATAAATCAAAAACGTTGCTGGGTTTGCGGCGATAAACTTGGCGTACACCATGCTTTCGTGATTGGGCCAATGTGTGCGATTAATCGCGTCGTTTCGGAACCGCCATCGCACCGCGATTGCGCGATATTCGGCGCAACATCGTGCCCATTCCTGAGTCAACCGCGCATGAAGCGCAACGAAAAAAATCTCTACGGTGTTCCACCCGCTGGATTCGGCTTAAAGCGAAATCCAGGTTGCGTTTGCGTCTGGATCACTAGGAGCTATCGCCCGTTTCGCCCCGGTGTTGGCGGAGATGGTGTTTTATTCCGACTGGGTGATCCGGAAGAAACTTTGTGGTTCGCGCACGGGCGATCAGCGACTCGCGAAGAGGTGTTGCAATCTATCAATAGCGGGTTGCCGTTATTGCAAGAACTGGCCGTGCAGGATGGACATGCCGGCGAACGTTCCTTGAAAAGACAATACGACTCTACAATGTCTTTACTTCCGGTAGCATGATCGCTGGTATATGCTAATGATCAGTTGGCTTTATGAGCATATGGTGTACTTCGTCGCCTCTGGAGTTGTTGGCGGCAACGGCGCGTTGATTTGGTGTGCCGTTTGGCTTGCCCTGAAATTGTGGAGGAAGCTATGGCGGCAACCGTAGTGCCTTTGCAGCCGCCGCCGCAGTATGATGTGGCTCCGCCGGTCCCGGTGATCGAGCATGTGATGAGTCAAGACGAGATTAATAAAACATGCGGCGTGCTCTATTTTAAAAGCACCGGGCTTGCATCACCACCACCAGACCCACGTTGGCCGGAAGCGTCTACGCACTTTCGCGGCTGTTCGCTGCCGGGTTTTTGGGGCACCACTTATATATGCGAAATTTGGTACATTGACGACAATAGGGTGAGAAGGCACGAACTCGCACACTGTTCGGGTTGGCCGGCGGATCATCCGGGAGGGCATTGAAACATGAGCGACTCTTTCGAGTATAGGAACGATCCGGAGTTGATTCTCGGCGCAGCCGGATCGTCACATTCGGTGTGTCACGTAAAGCTGATCGCATACAAGGCATGCGCCGAGTACGTACGCAAGATGTCGGTGACTGGCGACCGCGAAGCGGCACGCTTGGCTGATTTGCTGGGGCGCGCTGCGATTACACCGGACTCCTCAAGATTGAAGTCGCTTGACGAGACGATTGGGCAATTTCTTCATCTAGGGTAAATCAATGCCTGACGTTCTCGCGCAAGACGACGTTCTGAGTTTCAATCCGTCGTCACCTTTTCTTACTGCCACGGATGCAGGAGGGCCACCGCCCGTTGCCGCCGCGCGCGCCGCTGCGGACCTACAGCCACGCATAGACGAATCTGGCCGGCTCTCTCAGGCCGCGATCGACGCCGCCGAGCGCTCGATGGCCCTAGAGGAACGCAACGCGGCGGCACGAGAACGAGAGCTTACGCCATTACGAGAACGCCAGATGGAAATGGCGCGGCAACCTATTCCGCAACCGCCGAAGGCGAAAGAGTCGCCGCCAGCTCCGCAGCGGCAAAACCAGCACGATGACGAAAACTGGCTGTTTGCTGCCGGTCTCCTCGGCGCTCTTGCCGGCGGACTGACTCGCGGCCATGCAACCAATGCACTTGCTGCATTCAGCGGCGCGATGCAAGGATATCAGGAAGGATCGCGCCAGAAATTTGATGAGAACATGCAAATCTGGAACGCTGAGAACAAGCGCGCACAGGAGGCCAATCAAAACGCTCTCAGTGAGTATCGAGGTATCCTCGAAAACCGCAAACTATCTATAGAACAAATGTCTGTAGAGTTGCAGCTTGCGGCGGCAAAGCACGATGACCGCGCTATGCAGACAGCGGCGAAAACTAAAAACTTTCTGAACATCGCCCAGCTTCACGACAAGCAGTTTCAGGCTCTTGAGCAAATGAAGACGACATCAGATCGCCTGTTTCAGAGCTACGAACTGTCGCAAGAGCGCGAGCGTAATAAAATGGCCATCGCGCAAATGCGCGCGCTTGGCGTAACGCCTGGACAAGAAAGCGAATACATTCGGGCGATAGCAAGATACGATGAAGCGCCACAAACCGGCCCGCGCGGCACGGCAGTTATGAGTTTGGTTCATCAGGTAAATCCAAATTACGACATCAAGGAATGGTTTGATAAGAAAGCAAGGTCAACGATTCCTGCCTCTGTAGAGAGAGCCGGACAAACAGCGGCGGCGCGGACCTTTAATACGGCTGGAGCTAATACAGAGATAGTTTTGAGCAGGGCAGGGCCGGTGCTGACGAATGCAGCGGAAGCGGCCAATGCAGTGCCAGCTACAGAGTTTAAGCGTATCAACCAAATATATCAAATGGCGGCAGAAGAAATCAGCGACCCTGCTGTTCGAAATTTCAAACTGGCAAACGAAGAATTAGCTGGTTTGTTAGCAGCGGTGAACAATCCGCGCAGCTCAGTCATTACAGTAAGCGCATATGAACATGCGCGTGATTTGATCATTGCGGCGGACGGACCGGAAGCCTATCAAGCTGTACTTCACAATATTCAGAGACTTGCTGAGCGAGAGGCGGAGAATATTCGCAGACTTCGAAGGGGTGAGCAGGCGGAACCTATCAATATTCCACCGATCAGCACTAATCGCCGAGCATCCGTTCCGGAGCTTACGAGCAAAACTCTTGAGCGGGCAGGCCAAGCCGCCGAAGGCTCTGGACTTCCGAACCGCGTTGGAATGGGCGTTGGCTTCAAACCTCCGTTACGCATAGCGCCGAGCCAACCAGGTGCTTCCACTCCGTTTCAGCTTGAGCTTAATAAGCAGGGATGGGACGTGAAGCAGCTACCTTTGTTGAGTAACTGACAATGCCAGTATTTCAATTCACATCCCCAGAAGGCGTCAATTATTACGGCGAGGGCGCCTCGCCAGAGGAAGCTTTCCGCACCGCGGAGGAACGTGAGCCCGGCGAGATTGCGGCTATGCGCCAGCGTCAAGCGGTGCGTCCGAGCGGCGGTCGCGGCGAAAGCGAGTTCACGGGACAAGTCGAAAATCTTCTCGTTCCCGGATTGGGCGCAGCAAAGTCTGCCATGGGCGGCGAGTTCAGCGAAGCGGCGGGAGAGGCCGCCATGTCCGCGCTCCCGTTCGGGGTTGGCCGTCTCGCCCCAACCGCAAAAGCTGCCGGCGCTGGAGCGGCGACGCTGTTTGCTCCGAGCGCCACGGCCGGCGGTATGTTCGACGCTGAGCCCGACCCAAGAAAACGCAAGGCACTGGAAGCCCAATACAAGGAAGCTGGCCCCAAAGGCCAGCGCGAAATTCTAGCTCAATTCAATGTCGAACAGGGAAAAGTTGCAGAGGAACAACGCGCTACTGCTCGGGAAACAGAGGCGAGAGGACAAACGCAAAAACAACGACAGGATTGGCTAACGTCCAACGCTGAGGCAATTAAGGGCCTGAAACCAGAATGGCAACAACAGATTAACGCGGCCGGCTCGCTTCCAGAGGCGCAAGCGATGTTCGATCGCGGCATGGAGGCGCGCCGACAAGCGGGAATGACACTTTCAGAGCGTTATCCTGAAGCGATGCTGGGCCTTGAAGGGCTTGGCGTAGTCGGTGCCGCTGCACTTCCGTTTCGAAGTCAAGTTGGCCGCACCAGAGCTTTGTCTGAAGCATCGACGAAGGCAGAGAGCGATTTCGCCTCGGCTTATGGTCCAGGAACACGGGCTTCTAAAGGGCGGGCCGCTGCCGCAGATATGTCTGCTAATATTTTGAGAGAACAATCGAAAAAATCATTCTGGGACCCATTTGATATAGGAGTTGATCCGCGTGAGATGGTTGTAGGAACGGGAATTGCCTATACCATGGGAACTTTCGGACCTAATATTATTGATGTTATGTTGGGACGGTTAAATGACGACCCGGTTTCAAAAGAAAAGGCCGATCGTGCATGGGCAAAAATAGGCGACCCTGAATCCGCTGAACGGGCGCTGCTTGAAGGACTGCTTTTTTCCATCGCCGGCGGTGGGGGCGGCGCTGTGGCTAGCCATCGTGGGGTTGAGCGACAGCGTGCAAAAGGTATCCTTGGAACGTACGATAAGCGCGAGGCGGCAAGCGCAGCCGAGGAAGCCAAACGTGCAGAAACTGCGGCTAAGCGCGCGGAATCTAGAGAGCACAAACTTTCCGAACCGCCACCATCAACTCCGACCGCAATTATTAACATGCCGTCGCCTACCGAGTTGGCCTTTCCCGAACCGCCAAAGGCACCGCGCAAGCGCAATCCGATGAAGCGCTCCGACCTCGACCCGCTCGCGGCCGGCTTTGGTGACCCGCTTGCTTGATAGGAGACTCTGATGATGACACTAGAAGATTTTTTAACCGACGTTAAAAGCGACCCATATTGGTTTGATGGCGCTATCTCTGATAGCAGACTGCGTTCCATATTTTATAATATGGCCCCAGAAGTGCGGGCCAAGTTTGATTCTATTTATGCTCAAGGTGCCAAGCCTCTGAGGGATTTTTTGAATGGACACTAGACAGATAGTCGATGAATTAAAATGAGTGATTCATAGAATGGCCGATGACGACGATCTACAAGATCGCAACTTCCAACAGCTTCGCCCCGCTCCGGAGGCGGCCGGTGGTGCGGGTGCGGCGGCTGCCGCTGCTCTAGCCGCACTCGCATCCGGCGCCGTCCTACGGGCTCAAGAACTTCTTGCGCTCGCCGATCGCGCGGGAACCGTGAGCATCGACATCGACTCAACGTGTATCAGGTCGCTTGCGTACAACATTCGAACCGGCGCAATGGCCGTGGAGTTCACGGACGGGTCGCTCTATCCCTATCCTCCGGTGTCGATGATCAATTTTCTCCGATTCATTAACGCCAAATCCAGCGCCTACAGATCAATCGGGCGCTTCTACAATGCAGAGGTGCGCGGGAAGTGGGGTTGACTTCCCCAAAAAAAAGCGCTACGCGCCGTGGCCCGCGCTAGTTTCCCACGGCGCTACCTTAACAAATGTTTGTGCGCGATTTGGAGGCAAGGATGAGGCCGAGTCCTAATAGCCTTCGTGCCCTGAAAAAAGACGAGATCAAAAAGGAAACCGAGGCCGAGGAGGGATTTACTTCGCTGGTCCGAAGGGAAATCGAGACATTGCTGAAAATGAGTTTGGAGCCGAAGGAAAAAAATGCCGTGATTGCTAATGCGATCAAGTTTATTGTGGTGCAGAACAGAATTGGTGGTGACGATGACGGATTCTGGGGCAGCGATTAAGCCGCGTGTGCCGGTGTACAAGAAAGAAGGCACGTATGAGGCGCCGCCTGCGGCTGTCTTGAACGGCTCTGCCCCGGTCGAGGAATTGCCGGCGATCATCAGGCCGAACGCCGCTCCACGCCCCGACACGTCCTCCGCCGCTCTGATCGCCGCCGTGCAGAAAGTCTATGCTGTGGTGACCTCTCAAATCGCGTATCACGAGCGCGAGGCGGCCCGGTTGCGCGAGTCGCTCAAGCCGTTCGCTTCTCACGCGCCGAGACATGTTGCCGCACAAGATGACGGGTCATCGGCACAGGCGATTCGGGCT